AATACACAATCAGGAAAGATTAATGAAGCCTCTTGAACCACGTTGTTAAAGTACAACTTGTACTCGTGAGTAATAAAATGTCTACCACAATAATTCTCTGCCATCTCAGTAGCAGCATCTATATATAGACCTAACAAAGTATCTTCATCACTCGTATCTATACGAAGATGAGATTTGATTTCAGCTACAGAAACTACTTGTGTCGTAGGATCGTCTGTTAGAACTAAATCGCCTTGTATGTTTGTATTTGGGTCTAAGTACATAGGGTTAATATTGTAAGTAAAGAGGTAAATAAAGGGAAGCCCCGAAGGACTCCCTTTTTATAAACTATAAGCTATTGTTACGCTGTTAAAGAAGTTCCTTTTACGAAACCTGCTCCATTAGTAACACCGAAGTCAAGGTAGTTATTTACAACCAATCTTGTTTGACCATTAGCAGCCTGAGTGTAAGGGTCTACCATAATGTCAACTCCACCGAACAATCCAACGATTAATTTGCTGAAATCACCATATACGAAGTCACCACTTGCACCTGCTGATTTAGAACAACCATTAGTGAATTTAATTGGGTAACCATTTACTAGCATACCATCTAAACCTGCACTTACAGAAGCAACTTGTACACCACGCTTGATTTGAGAAATCAACTCAGGGCTACAAACATAGCTCAAAGCTCCTTCTAAACCACCTGCTAGACCTAGGGCTTGTTCAGCAGCAACCAAATCTTTCATTACAGAAACACCATCAGAAAACGCTGCTTCTGTGATAGTACCACAACCTGATGTTGCAGAGATAGAAACTGGCGCACCTGTAATAGTAGTTGCGTTGAAAATCGCTTGGTCAATTTTACCACCTACTGCACGACCTAAATCAGCCATAATTGCTGCTTCAGCTCCGCTATTTTGTAGCAATAATTGCTTAGAGATGTCTACGGTAGCTGCAAGACGAATAGGAGTTAATTCAACTTTTCCGAAGTTTGCTCCACCATCTGCTGCTGCTTCAACCTCAGAAGCCCAAGCTACTGAAGAAGCACCCGTAACAGGAATAGTAGTGTTAGCAGATAAACCTGTTAAGATTTGTGCGCCAACCTTGTCAAATACAGACGCTTCTCTCATTGCATCAGCGTAAGCCAATACGTTAGTAGGAGCAATTGCAGACGTTCCTTGTGTTACATCAGCACGAGACTCCATTAAGAAAGCAGGAATACCCAAACCATTTACAGAAAAACCTGCTGCTCTAGCTTCGTTTACTGCTTGGTCGTGCATTTCTTTTTCAACACCATCCAGGTTGTTGTTCATCATTCCTTTAATCGCTTTGAAAACGGAATAGTTGCGAACTTCTTTCAAATCAGAAGTTTTTTGAACTGAAGCAGAACCTACATTAGATGCAATCTCAGCGTTCAATTTTTCTTGTCTTTCGACCATTTCAATGTCTTTTTTAAGTTTATCGATGTTTTCGATTTTAGCATCGTAAGATACTTGTTCATCTTCGTTGAAGTTACGAGCTTCAGTTTTACAAGTTTCGAGTAGAGTGTTTGCTTCTGCAATCATTTCTGCTCTTTCTTGACGTAATTCTACAGAGTTTTTCATCTTTTTAGAGTTTACTTTTTAGAGTTAATTCATTTTGTAACATTTCGATTTTATTAAGTGTTTCTTCACTATCGCATACTTGTTCTTGCTCTACTACCACTTCTTCTACTTTCTCGGAAACCTCTTCCTTGATTTGCTCCAAAGCTCGTAGGGCAACGTCAGTATTAGCGTAAGCACCAACACCAACTATAGAAACATCAAATAACCTGCCGATTTTATTAATGCTTCTTTTATGGACATCACCATCTTGAGTCCACTCATCGTCTTCAACTGTAAAAGCAAAAGATGATTCGTACAATAAACCTCTACGCATAAGTTCAGCGACATCGTTACCTGTAGAAGTGTTTGGTAAAGTTCCATCATATTTTAATCCTCTCTCATCTACTGAGAGCTTAAGTGTACCACCTTGATTTCTATCTAAGATAGCGTTCATATCGTGGTTGTAAGTTAGGATAACATTGTCATCTAACCTACCCTCGAAAGCACCTCTAGAAATAGACTCTCTAAAGCCTAAATCTCTACTTTCGTGTTCAAATAAAGCAGCATACCCGCTAACCGTAATCTCGTCTGAGCCTTCACTCATACGAATCTCACAATCAGAAGAATATACTCTTATTTCTTTGTTATCTTTCATATCTGTAAGTTTATTCTGATAATTTCTGTCTAGATGTATCTTCACCTAATCGGTCAAGTGGCATCATATTAGATTGCATATAAACCTTTTCGCTTTCGTTACCCATAGGGTTCATATCTTCAAGTGACCTAACCTCGTCAGGTGACATTACACCGATGTTTACCAATGTTCGGTAGTAATCTGCTCTACTCTTAGAATCTCCTCTAAGAATGGCTGTAAGGTTAAATTTAAAGTATTCAGTTCCTCTCTTTTTTGAGGGAATTAATTTTGCGTTTAGCTCGCTTTCAATCCTCTTGATCCAAGGAGTGATAGTGTGTACCACAAAGTCGATTTGTTGTGCTTCGATATTGCTGTAAGTTGCTCTAGATAGGTCGTTCACAAGGTGATTAGGCACTCTGAAGATACGACAAATGTCACTTACTTGATACTCCCTAGACTCGATAAATTGAGCTTGATTGTTTGGAACAGTTCTAGCAGTCCACTCCATACCTTCTTCAAGTATTGCAGTTTTACCTGCGTTAAGAGTCCCTGAGTAGTTAGAGTTCCAAGATTCTTTTAAGCGTTTAGCAGTTTCGGGTTTAAGAGTCCCTGGATGTTTTAGTATTCCTCCTAATTGTGAGCCGTTCTTAAACCAAGCCCCTGCGTGTTTATCTAATGATATTGAGATTCCTAGAGTTTCTGCGGCTGCTTCAATAGGTGACTTACCTACAATACCATCAGTCGATAACCCTTTTATGTGAATCATATTTATGGATTGCACCTTTCCAGTTACAGGATATGGGGTTTCGTTGTTTTGTGTAACCTCATAATAAACTCCCCTCCCATCAGGCGAAACATATACTTCTACATCGTTAAATTGAATCGGGTGTAGCCCTATTGGTAAACCGCCTTGATTACGCTCTATATAAGCACAGAAGTTACCATCAAAACTTAAATCAACCAAAGCTCTTTCAAAAAACATAAAAGAGGTGTATAACGGAGATGGTTGTTCACCCACTAAATTATTTAATGGATCGTTTTTTAATTTAATCTTATTATTATCTTCATCTTTAGAATAAAGCGAGATAGGAAGGGAGGCTATTGTTTCTGAAAGAACTCTAGCACACGACCAAACAGTCGATATGCGAATTGCTTGTTCTTTTGATACTCCTTGTCCTGAAGCATTACCGAAAATGCCGTTTAGCACAGTTTGACCAAACACAGAGCGAGTTTCCTTGTCCGTGTTGGTTTTTTTGTTTGTAAAGAAATCGAATAAACCCAAAGCTGCTTGAATAGTTATACATTAATAAATAGTAAAAACACCCAAATACTGAACCTCTTTTACGAAGTTTTTTTCAAATATTTTAGGGTTCTTGATAAAACTCTATATACATATCGCTCTGAAACACCTTTTATAGTGGCTATTTGCGATATTTTCATCCCGTATTCAAATCTAAAGTAAATTACATCTTTACACATAACATCCTCTATCGATAACGCTTTCTTCCATAAATCATCCGCAGCACCATCGTATTCAAAGTAGATAGGGGCATCCATAAGCCCTCTGTCACGATAGGTCTTGTGAAATGGAGATGTGTTCGATAAAACTTGGTTAGTTGTTATTCTAGCTATAAAATACTTTAGCTGATTGGTCTCGTAGAGTGATTGTATAGTTTCTTCGAGCTGTGTAAGCAAAATAAGGTTGATTTCTTGGACCAAATCATCTACAAGGTGATAATCTTGGTTTCTACCTGCTACAGATTCGCAGATTTGTCTTATAGAGTCTTGCTCTTGTGCTATTATTTCATTCTTAGATAAAGAATATTTCCCTGTCATCATAAGCTGATCCACCATTATTTTTGTTTTGCATAGCCTCTGACAGTCCCATCAGACAAGCTACAACACCATCGATTTTATCATTTGATTTCGCTTTGTTTGGTTTTACGTTTCCTGCAGGGTCTAAAGCTAATACTACGTTAGACATCATCCACCTAAGAACGGGATTTGCTCCGTGTCTGATACTTCCTGCTAATATCAATGTTTCAAATTCCTTCGTAGCAGGAGACATAGTTCTGTAACCTTGTCCTACGGGAATCATTGGGCAACCTTCTTCAGTAAGGTCAATTACAATCTGTGAAGCGTTCCATCTATCGTAAGCTATCATTCTTACATCGAATTTCTCAGATATGTCTCTAATTTTTTGCTTAATGTAGTTATAATCACACACATCGCCTGGAGTTAAGTCTACATAGCCCTCTCTGTGCCATTTAAGGTAGTCTACCTTATCCCTTTCTGAGCGTTTATGAGCGTTGTCAGAAGGTATAAAAGAGTGCATAATTATGTCGTAACTGCCGTGTTCATCAGGGAAAAGTAGTGCTAAACAGGTAATATCTCTTGTAGAAGCTAAATCTAAGCCTACGTAACAAGGTTTTCCTAATAACCTAGACTCTGTAACAGCCTCATCACAATCCATCCACTTCTCGTCACTAATCCACTTAGTTTCATTAGCAACCCATTGATTAAGATGTAGCCTTCTAAAAGTGTTTTCATAAGATGGTTCATTCTTAGCTTTTACGGCTTGTTGCTTCATATATTCTTCGGTGATGATAGTACCATAGCCAGGATTCGCCTTCTTCCAAACCTCTTCATCAAAAATATCATCGTTTTGGTCAGCCTCGTAGATAACACCCAAGAAAGATTCGTCTTGGATTACACCATCAATAAGTTTCTTAGCGTAGTCGTAAAGCTCTTTACAAATATGGTCTTTCTGATGACCCGCTCCTGCTGTGGTAATTCCTAGCATAAGTGGTTCTTTCCTTGCACCCATAGATGTGAGTAGCACATCGTAGAGGTCTCTGTTCTTGTGAGAGTGTATCTCATCCAAAAGACAGCAAGAGAGGTTTAGACCGTGTTTAGTGTCGGCATCAGCAGAAATAACCTTGTAGTAAGAGCCTACCTTATCGTAAGTAATCGAATCCCTAAAAGCGTTAGAGCGTTTAAGGAGTTGTGGTTCTTGGAGGACCATTTGCTTTGCAATAGAGAAAGATAGTCTAGCTTGCTCCTTATCGGCTGCGGCAGATACAATCTCAGCACCCTTCTCTCCATCAGAGAAGAGCATATAGAGTGCGATACCCACCATTAAGTTTGTTTTTCCGTTCTTCCTAGGGATAAACACAAAGCATTGTCGGAACTTACGTAGATTAGTTTTCTTAGATTTCCACCCGAATAGTGGTTGAATGATGTCTTTCTTTTGCCAGTCCTCAAGGATGAATCGTTCTCCTGCTAACGATCCTTTGATGTGCTGACAAAAAGTTTCAATAAAGTCTACAGCTCTCTTAGCTGCTTTGTCATCAAAGTAGTATTTTTCTTCGTCTATGTGATGAAGGTTATTCATCGCTGTTAAAGAAATTTTCTATTTTAATGTCAGGTGTATTTGCCTGATTCTCTATAGCGTTCACCTTAGCTCTACTAGATGGTGTTAAACCAAATTCTTTTAGTAGTTGGAAAACTCTTACGAAGGCTTGATTGGCTATAATGACTTCAGGTCTTTGTATCGATTTAGTGTGTCCCTCTCTTGACGTTACGTCTTGAGTTGGTCCCAGTGTGTTTATTACTTCCTTAGCTTGCTTATAATCGCCATAAGCGTCACAAAGCAATGTAAGGGATAATTCATCAGCTTGAGTCAATACAGACATATCGTGTAACATTCTGCTTAACTCAATGAAAGACTTTTGCCCATCCTCCGAAAGCCAAGTTGGTACGGGGGGTATGCTTAAGGGTGATTGTGGCTCGTTAGGGTTTGTTCTATCATCCCTAAGAGTCCCTCTTTGCCGTTTTATTTCTGTAGGTAATCTTTTCATCTTTGGCTAACATACAACAATTTATTTAATTAAACAAATAAGAAAGAAAAAAAGTAACACAAAAAAAGAAAGAATACTCCTTTATCCTTATCCTTTATCTATAGGGGTATCGTTGACCCCAATTAGACCCCATTTAGACCTCAATTAGACCCCAATTAGACCCCTAAAGCGTAAATAGCTATAAATCAGGGGGATATATATTTTTTTAAAGTTTTTTAATAATTTTACTAATATTTTAATAACATTTTCGTATGTTTGTACAAGACAAAGAAAAAAAGGTATAGAGTTGTGGTGAAACTCTTAATAATCTAGTTCACCCGATAAGACTGTCGAAGCTACTAGAACCTTTAAATTATAATAGGGAATAGTACGACCTACTATTTAAAACGTAACAAGTCGGTTATGATCCCAATAGCTATTCGTAGCACTTGATGTTACAAAATTATTCTCGTCTAGCTATAATACGTGAGCTTCCTACGTGAGTGGAAGCAAGATTAACGAGAGTTTCCTGCGTGAGTGGAGC